GAGCTGACCTCGCTGTTCATGGGCGGCTCGGCGCTGTTGCTGCTGCTCGGCGCCGCCGCCTCCATCGCCTGGTTCCGCCGCATCCCCTGACCGGCCGGCGTTGGGTCCGGCCGGTCGTGGGGGCCACCAGGAACGTCCACACGTCCGGGTCATTGCCGCGTTCCGGCCGCGTTTGCGCTGCTCACAGGCGCTGTGGTCGGGAGCGCGACAACCTCGGGGCCACGCTGGGGCCACAGGCCACCCGAAATCGCGTCGCTGCGGGCGTGCTCCAGCCTGTCGGCCAGGTGCTCCAGCTCGTCGGGGAACAGGTGCCCGTAGCGGTCCAGGGTGACGCTCGCGGAGGCGTGGCCGAGCTGCGCCTGCACCGCCTTGACGCTGGCGCCCTGGCGGATGAGCAGGCTCGCGCAGGTATGCCGCAGGTCGTGGAACCGCAGCCGCGGGTCCAGGCCCGCGGCCCGTACCGCCGGCTTGAATAGGCGGGTCGACACTATCGACTGCCGGAGCGGCCCGCCAGCCGCCATGGTGAACACCAGGTCATCAGGACCGTGGGGCCGATCGGCGAGGTAGGCGCCGAGCTGCTCGCAGAGGAACCGCGGCAAGCGGACAGTCCGGCGCTGGTAGGTCTTGGTCGTCCCGGCGACCAGCCGGCCGGCGACCTCGGTAATCGAGGCGACCACCTCGGCCCGGCCGGCCAGCAGATCCAGGCGGCCGACCCGCAGGGCGGCCAGCTCGCCGGCGCGCATGCCGGAGTAGGCAGCGGTATTCACGAGGACGCCATAGGGCGGGCGGATCGACCAGGCCAGGCGCTCCACCTCGGCCGGGTTCAGCACCAGCATCTCGACCGGGCCGACCCGGGGCAGCCGCACCCCGGCGGCCGGGTTGACCGCCAGCATCCCGCCGTCGACCCCGGCGGCAAGCACCAGCCGCAGGACCCGGTAGGCGTCTCGGGCCCGGACGGCGCTAGTGCCGTCACTGAGCAGCCGCGCGAGCCACTCGCTGACCGCCAGCCGGTCCAGGGCTCCCACCGAGGCGGAGGCGAAGGCCGGCAGCACGTGGTGATCCAGTAGCTTGCGGTACTGGTCGCGGGTCGAGGGCTTCAGGCCGGCCGTGCTCGCCCACCAGCGTTCGGCCAGGTCGGCGAAGCGGGTCCGCCCGCCACGCGGGTCAACCCAGGCGCCCTGCAGCTTGGCCGTCTCGTTGGCAACCATCCACCGCTCCGCGTCGAGCCGGCGGGCGAACACCTTGGAGCGCTGGTGGCCGGCCGGGTCGCGGTAGCGCACCCGGTAGGTCGTCTTGCCAGCGCGGTTCCGCTTCTCGATCGAGGCCATCGTTCACGCCTTCCGCTTGCCGGGGGTGGTCGCCGGCAGCAGGCCAGCCTCGCGGGCCTGCTGGACGCGGCGTGCTGCGGTGCGCTCGCTGTAGCCGAGCAGCAGGCTGACCGCCCGAGTCGGCGAGGCGTCCAGGTGCTCGCGGTACACCTTGGCAACCTCCTCCAGCGTCGCCCTGGTCACCGTCCCGCGCCGCGCCTTGCGCGCCTCGTACACCGCGCGCTGCGCCCGCGCGGCATTCTCCTCGTCCTGCCGCCACATCCAGTTGAACGCGTCGCCGCCGGGCACGGGCGCGACGGCTGCATAGAGGTTGGCCGCGAGCGCGTCGAGGTTGGACACCATCTGGAGGTCGACGGCGCGGATGCCGCGTCCGTCAGGCTTGGCGCGGACGTGGAAGTCGACGCACTCGGGCCGGCCGTCGCGGACCTCGAAGGTCACCTCAAGGTCCGGCTCTCCGGCGTCGCCGTCATGGGCGTAGACGGCCACGCGAGGGACGACCACGTCGCCGACCTTGGCGAGGCCGCCATGCTTACCGCCGAACTTGGAACCCACACGGGTCTTGCCCCTCCACCCCATCGCGTCACCTCGCCAATAATAGGGGCGCTGTTGGCAGGGACAAGACCACCACGACCATGCCATCCTCGTCAAGCAGCAACACGACCAACTAGGAGGCATCCGGTGGTCTACTTCACGCCTGACCAAGTCGCAGAGCGCTACCAGGTATCCGAGGCGACGCTGAAGGAATGGCGCTACAAGGGCACCGGGCCGGCATACGTGCGGCTGGGCCGGCACGTCCGCTACCCCGCCAAGGACATAGAGGAATGGGAGCGCCAGCGGGAGCAGGAGTCCGCCGCCCGTGCCAGGTGACCACAAGCAAGGCGGCCCCACCCGCTGCGATGAGGCCGCCGACTGGGTACCGCCGGGCACCAACAGCATCAGCCTACCCCATGGGGGCGACCCTCGACCTGTCGGCGACCTGGTGGCCGCATGGGTCGGCGTCCGCATGGCCGAGGTCGACGACCTGGTCGCCGAGGCCAGGCGGAAGGTCGAGCTGCTGCCCGACCAGGGCACGCTCTGGCTGGTCATCGGCGAGCTGGTGGTGCGGCTGGCCTGCGTCGAGCACGAGCTGGCCGAGCTGCGGAAGGCGGCCAGGCGGTGAGCGGCATCCTCTACGACCCGCCCGACCATGGCACGCCCGACGCTGCGCCGCTGTCCGCTGAGGGCTACGTCATGCTCGACACGATCACCCGCATGCATGTCCGCTGGCTGTGGCCGAACAGGATTCCCCTCGGCAAGGTGGCCATCCTGGAGGGCGACCCCGAGCGGGCCAAGTCCACCATCACCCTGGACATCGCCGCCCGCGTCTCCACCGGCTCGCCGATGCCTGGGGAGACCCAGCAGCGCGACCCGGCCGGCGTGGTGATCGTCTGCGCCGAGGACGACCTCGCCGACACGATCGTGCCCCGGCTGCTCGCTCATAGCGCCGACCTCTCCTACATCGCCTCCGTCCCCCTAGAGCGCGACGAGCACGCCCATGTCCGGCCGTTGACCCTGCCCGAGCATCAGGACCGGCTCGAGCTGGCCATCCGCCAGGTCGACGCCAAGCTGCTGGTCATCGACCCGGTCACCGCCTACCTGTCGGAGACGATCAACACCAATAACGACGCGAGCGTCCGCCGGGCGACCACCCCACTCACCGACCTCGCGCAGCGCACCGGCACCGCCATCCTGCTGGTGCGCCACCTCAACAAGTCCGGCGAGCTGAAGGCCAAGTACCGCGGCGGCGGCTCCATCGCCTTCACCGGCGCCGCCCGCGCCGTCCTGGTGGTCGAGGAGCATCCCGAGCGGCCCGGCCTGCTGGTGCTGGCCAGGGTGAAGAACAACCTCGCCAAGACCATCCCCGGCATCGGCTACCGGATCGCCTCCGACGACCTGTACGAGTGCCCAGTAATCGCCTGGCAGGGCGTCGTCCACATCGACGCCGACACCCTGCTGCGCGGCCATGACAGCCGCCGGGATGCCGAGGCCCGCGAGGAGGCCGAGGAGCTGCTCCGCGACCTCCTCTGCGACGGGCCCGTGCCGGTCGCCGACGCCAAGAAGCTCCTCACCGAGGCCGGGATCAGCGACAGCACCATCCAGCGCGCCAAGAACCGGCTGCGCATCGTGTCGGTTCGGGAACGGGACGAGCAAGGCAAGACGACCGGCTGGACGTGGCAGCTCCCCACCGATGACGATGAGCAGCCCGAAGCCGACGGGGAAGAACCATGATGGCCCACCCAGCCAGACACTCACCCTCTCTATCCTTGGATCGTGAGTATCTGGGAACACCTGGAGCCACGTGCTCCCAGATGCTCACGATCTGGAAGCCACAAGCGGTGAGAGCCACCGTGGTGGTGGCTCTCACTTGTGTTGGTGGCTACTGCAGCGAGTCGAGGAAGTCGGCGTCTGTGTCGTACCGCTTTACCTCGCCCCGCCGGATCTGCTCGGTGGCCTCACGCTCCCCGGCCTGCCACTCAGGCGTCCAGAACCATGCCTGGCTTCGCTGGACAGTGGCCAGCGGGCGGAGGATCACCTCGCCGTTCTCCGTCACTTCGGCCTCGATCAGATCCCCCTCCTGGAGCTTGGCGGCCTTACGAACGTCGTCCGGCAGTGTTAGCTGCCCCTTCGCTCGAAGGGTGGTGCGGGCCATCTTGTCCGCCTCCCTTCCCATGTACTCCCTAACCGCCATAGAGCCCTCGGTTCTGATCGTCTGTCGCCAGCCCGATCATGTTCGTCACCGTCGGCTCGGGAACACCGCGGTTGGCGAAGCCAACCCAGCTGACGATGCGATCCGCCACGGCTTCCTCCTTCGGCAAGGGCGCGCATTGTCGCGCAATGTAGCGCATGCCCTACATCAGTAAACAGGAGAGTTTCAGAAGTGGCAAGTCGCACAACCCGTTCATTCCGAAAGTCGGAACTTCACATGGTATGATCCGCCCGCCGAGCCTGTGCTGGCTACTCAAGGATGGACGACTGCATGCCGACCTATGACGTGACACGGCGCTTCGAGAGGGACTTCGCGCGACTCTCCGCCGACGACCGGGAGCGCTTCCGGCAGGCCGTGGCGAAGCTGATCGAGGATCTCCGGCGCGGCAAGGGCTTCCGCCGTGGCCTCCGAGTCGACGGGGTTGAAGGTGCTCGGGGAGTGTTCGAGATGACCTGGGCACCCGACGGTCGGGCAACCTTCCAGTACGGAGATCCGGTCATTCCGGGGGAGACGCACCTGGTGTGGCGCCGGGTCGGTACTCATGTCGTTCTGGCCAACCCCTAAGTCGAGAGGATCCAATGAGCGAGTACGTAAAGGCCCGCCGGGGCTCACCATCCGGACTGACCGACCGCGAGCGCTCCCTGCTCTGCTACCTGGCCATCAGGTCGGTGGTCCACGACTTCGGTATGCCCGAGGACCACGTCGCCGACATGCTGGACGAGGGCGCCCGCCGCGACATGGTGCACATCCGCGGCGACCAGGAGCACGTCCTGGTGACCTTCGACACCGACAGCGGCTCCACCGTGCTCGTCAACGCCGAGCGGGTCGCGCTGCGTCAGGCAGCCCACCCCACCGGCCAACTCGACAACTGACCCCAGCCTGCGCGGTACACTTCTCGCAAACTCCCGAGTCCGTGGGAAGTGAGGGTACCGCCGCCGTGCCACCCCTACTCGACGAGCTGCGCCAGCGGCGCACCACCGCCCGCGAGGCCGCAGACGCCATCCTCACCCGCGCGCAGGAAGAGACGCGCGACCTGACCGCCGACGAGCTGGCGCAGTACCAGGCCCGCATCGTCGAGCAGCGCGAGGCCGACGACGCCATCGAGGCCGAGCGCGACCGCGAGCTGGCCGAGCTGCGCGCCGCGCAGACCCGCCGGCCCGCCGGCCCGGCCGTCCCCCATGAGCCGGTCCTGACCCGCGAGCAGTCCGTCGAGGCGTGGGCCCAGCAGCGCGGGCTGTTCGAGCCGGCGGCCGAGGGCGAGCGGCTGTCGTTCGACCGCTACCTGCGCGGGCTCGTCACCGGCAACTGGGACGGCGCCGAACACGAGCGGGCGCTGAGCGAGGGCACCCTAACGGCCGGCGGCCACCTAGTCCCGCTGCCGCTGTCGAGCCGCGTCATCGACCTGGCCCGCAACCAGACGCGCGTGTTCCAGGCCGGTGCCATCACCGTGCCGATGACGGCGCAGACGCTCAAGCTGGCGCGGCTGACCGGCGAGGGCACCCCGGCGTGGAAGGCCGAGAACGCCACCATCACCGACGCCGACATGACCTTCGACAGCGTGACCTTCACCGCCCGCACGCTGGTGCGGCTGGTGAAACTGAGCGTGGAGCTGTTCGACGACTCCGACCCCTCGGCCGAGGACGTCATCGCCCGGTCGTTCGCCGCCCAGGTCGCGCTGGAGCTGGACCGGGTGGCGCTCAGGGGCTCGGGTACGCCGCCGGAGCCGCAGGGCGTCCGCAACCAGGCCGGCGTGACCATCACCAGCCATGGCGCCAACGGGTCGACCATCACCACGACGACGGCGTATGACTGGCACTTGGACGCCAAGGGCGTGGTCGCCGGCAACAACTTCGAGCCCAACGCGCACGTCCAGGCGCCACGCACGTCGGTGTCGCTGTCCAAGCTGCGCGAGGCCACCACCAGCGCGTACCTGGCGCCGCCGCCGAACATGCTGCCGATGCTGACCACCAAGCAGGTCCCCATCAACCTGACGGTCGGCACGTCGACGGACTGCTCAGAGATCTACACGGCCGACTGGTCCAACCTGATGGTGGGCGTCCGCACCGACTTCCAACTGCTGTTCCTGCGCGAGCGGTTCCTGGCCGACAACCTGCAATACGCGTTCCTCGCGTTCCTGCGCGCCGACATCCAGCTCGCGCAGCCGTCGGCGTTCGTGGTCGACGTGGGCGTCCGAGGGTAGGCCGTGAGCTGGTGGGACCGCTGGGTGTGGTCCCGCGTCCGCAACCGCGAGGCCATCACCCTCGAACAACTGCTCGCCGACGAGGCCGGGCCGACCGCCGCCGGCGAGCCAGTCACCACCGAGACGGCGCTTCGGCTGTCGACGGTGTGGGGCTGCGTGCGGCTGCTCGCCGACTCGGTATCGACGCTGCCGTTGCACGTCTACCGCGGCGACGACCGCGACCCCATCGCGACGCCGCCGCCGCTGCTGCAACGTCCGAGCGCTGACTTCCCCGAGCTCTCGGACTGGCTCTGGGCCGTGATGGCGTCCCTGCTGCTGCGCGGCAACGCGTGGGGCGTCATCACCGCCCGAGCTGGGGCCGGCATGCTGGCCGCGCAGGTCGACCTGGTGCATCCCGACCGGGTGGCCGTGGTCACCAACGGCGACGGCACCCAGACCATCCGCATTGGTGGCGAGCCGCACGACCGCGCCGACCTGTTCCACGTCAAGGCATACCCGTTCCCCGGGTCCATGCTGGGCTTGAGCCCCATCGCCTATGCGCGTGAGGCGATCGGGCTCGGGCTCGGCGCTGAGAAGTACGGCGCCAAGTTCTTCGGCGACTCCGGCGTCCCCTCGGGCTACCTGCACTCCGACCAGCGCGTAGGCGAGGAGCAGGCCGCCAAGCTGAAAGCCGAGTGGGACAAGGCCCACAAGGGCAAGCGCGGGACCGCCGTGCTCGGCGGCGTGAAGTACCAGAACCTGTCCATCGCGCCCGAGGAGGCGCAGTTCATCGAGACGCAGAAGTTCAGCGTCTCCACCATCTGCCGGTTCTACGGCGTCCCACCCGAGATGATGGGCGGCGAGACCGCCGGCCACGAGGCGTACACCTCCCCGGAGATGCGTGGCACCGACCTGCTCACCTGGACGCTTAGGCCGTGGCTGCACCGCGTCGAACGCGCCGTCTCCGGGCTGCTGCCACGCACCCAGCGGGCCCGGTTCAACGCCGGCGCCTACATGCGCGCGACCCTGCTCGACCGCTACCAGGCCCACAAGCTCGGCATCGAGGCCGGCTGGCTGCTGCGCTCGGAGGTCCGCGAGCTGGAGGACCGCCCGCCCGTCGAGGGCATCGACGACCAGCCGACTGGAGGTGCCGTCGCATGACCGAGCTGCTCACCCGCGCGTTCCAGGCCACCCTGCACGTCCGTGACGATGGTGACGGGCGCACCCTGGTCGGGTCGCTGCTTCCCTGGGGAACCGAGGCCCGCGTGCTCGACCGCGGCCGCCTGGTGACAGAGACATTCCAGCGCGGTGCCCTGGCCGATGTCGAGCCGGCCAGGGTGCCGCTCACCGTCCGCCATCCGCGCGACAACCAAGAGCTGCCCATCGGCGTGACGGTCGAGCTGCGCGACGAGGCCGACGCGCTGCATGGCGCCTGGCACGTGTCGGACACCGCGCTCGGCAACGAGGTTCTGGCGCTGGCCCGCGACGGCGTGCCGCTGGGGCTGTCGGTCGGGTTCCTGGAGGTCCCCGGCGGTTCGCGCTGGTCGCCCGACCGCCGCCGCGTCACCCGCACCAGGGCCGCCCTGGATCACGTCGCCGTTGTCAGGGTGCCCGCCTACGCTGGCGCTGGCGTCATTGGTGTCCGGGCCGGGGGAGGCTCGGGGATCTCGGGGCCCCGCTGGCCACCCTGGCCCGGCGATGGCGCTGAAGCGTCCCTGCCTCGGCTGCGGCAAGCTCGGCCGCTGGCGCCACCGCTGCCCGCGCTGCCAGGCCCAGGTCGACCGGCGCAAGGCCCAGGCGCGGCCCGACCTGCACAACGACGCCGCCGAACGGCGCCGCCGCGCCGCCGCCGTCGCCGCCTGGCGCCTACGGTGGGGCGACTGGTGCCCCGGCTACCACGAGCGCCCCGGCCGCCCCGGCCACCCTGCCGCCGACCTGACCGCCGACCACGCCGGCATGGTCGGGCTCGGCGCGCCCGCCGACGGGCCGCTGGTGGTCCGCTGCCGCTCCTGCAACGCCGCCCGCGCCGCGGCGCTGCTGGCGATCGCCGCACGCCAGCTCGGTTCCCCCCAAGGGCCGACGCCAACGACCCCGGCCCAGCCGAACGCGCGATTACACCCGCCGCCGCTCGACGACGGCCCGGTGGTGGCGTGAGGGCGGGCCCCAAGGCCGCCGTCGACGGCTCGCCGCTGCCGCTGGCCGTCCGGCGGCGCCGCTCGGCCGCGGTCGCCCGGTTCGCCCGCGAGTACGTCGTGGTCCCGCGCGGCCACGGCGCCCGCAAGCCGCTCAGGCTGCGCGGCTGGCAGCGCGAGCTGGTCGCCGCCACCTGGGACGCCCGCCCACGCCCGCGGCTGGCCGGCTGGATGCTGCCACGCGGCCAGGGCAAGACGAGCCTGGTGGCCGTGCTGGCGCTCTATGAGCTGCTGTGCGGCGACGAGGGCACCCAGGTCGTCGTGGTCGCCACCGACGAGCGCCAGGCCGGGCTCTGCTTTCGCGCCGCCGCGCGGATGGTCGAGCTGCACCCCGCGCTAGAACGGCGCGTGCAGCCCTACGCCGACCGCCTGGCCGTGCCCGCCCGCGGGGCCAGCTTCCAGGTGCTCCCGGCCGTGCCCAAGCGGCTGGAAGGGCTCGACTACACGCTGGCCATCCTGGACGAAGCCGGCCGCATCGACCGCGACGTGTTCGAGGTCGTGTCGCTGGCCAGCGGCAAGCAACGCGCGTCGGTGGTGCTGGCGATCGGCACCCCCGGGCCCGAGCTGGCCGCCACCGTGCTCGGCGGCTTGCGGACCTACGCTGCCGAGCACCCTGACGACCCGCTGGTGGCCTGGCGCGAGCACTCGGCCGCCGGGTTCGAGCACCACCCGGTCGACTGCCGCCACTGCTGGCACCTGGCCAACCCCGCGCTCGGTGACTTCCTGGCGGTCGACGGGCTGGCCGCCTGCCTGCCGCCCCGGATGCGCGAGAGCAGCTTCCGGCGGGCGCGGCTGTGCCAGTTCGTCGACCAGCTCGAGGACGCCTGGCTGCCGCCCGGCGCATGGGCCGCCTGCGCCGACCTGACCCGCTCGATACCGGACGGCGCCGACGTGGTGCTCGCGTTCGACGGCAGCTTCAACGCGGATTGCAGCGTGCTGGTGGCCGCCACGGCCGGCGAGCGCCCGCACGTCGAGCTGGTCGCGCTGTGGGAACCGGCCGGCGGCCAGGTGCCCGTGGTCGACGTCGAGGCCGCCATCCGCGCCGCCTGCCGCCGCTGGCGCGTGCTGGAAGTGGCCGCCGACCCGTTCCGCTGGGCCCGGTCGCTGCAGCTGCTCGACGCCGAAGGGCTGCCGGTCGCCGAGTACCCGCAAAGCCCGGCCCGAATGCAGCCGGCCACAGCGCGGTTCTACGAAGCCGTCGTCAACGGCGGGCTGACGCACTCGGGCGACAGCCGGCCCGCCCGCCACGTCGGCAACGCCGTGCTGCGCGAGGACGCCCGCGGCGCCCGGCTGGCCAAGGAACGCCGCGGACTCGCCGCGCAAGATTGACGCCGCCGTGGCCGCGGTCATGGCCCACGACCGGGCCGCGGTGCTGGCCGGCGACCGCGGGCCGAGCATCTACGTCTGACGGGCTACCCGAGAATGAGCGAACGGCCCCGGGGCGCGCAGTTTACCCGAGGCCGTTCGCCTGCCAGCGCAACAGTAAGAGCGCTTCATCGGTCTTGGGCGTTACTCGGGCTTGGAGCCCGGCTCGCGCCTGGCGAGGCGCTCCTCGGCCTCCAGCAGCCGGTTGAGCACCAGCAGCTTGCGCATTAGGTCGTCGAGGGCTTGGCGGGCGGCTTGCCAGTCCGGGTCGCTGACCGCCTTGACCAGCAGCGCGTGCGCCTCGCCGTGCTCCTCGGGGGTCATCCGCCTGGTATCTGCCATCGTTGCCTCGTTGGTCGGGTCGTTGCTGGTGACCTCGATGATCTCGATGGGGCCGAAGGCGGCCCGTAGCCGCCGCAGGGCCGCGAGCTGGTCATCGTCGACCTCGGGCACGCGACCATGATGCCCGGTTCTGCGTGCGGGGCTACTGCTCGGGCGGCTGGTCGAGCTGCTCGCCGATTAGGTCGACCGTCGCTATCCGGCTCACTGGTAGGAGCGGCCCTCGGCTCGGTCGCGGATCTGCAGCACCGCCTCGGAGCCCAGTTCGTCCAAGACGAAGATCACGCACGAGAGCATGAGCTGGGCGTCGAACTGGTCCTGAGGGTGCTCGCCCGCGAGGGCCAGCATCGCCTGGAAGCGCTCTTCGTCGTCTGCGTAGCGGCGGCTGAGGGCGATCTTGCTGGCCTCGCTTATCAACTGGTCGCGGGTCCAGGGAGAGATCCGCGGCTTGGGAGGCTTCGGGGGCGGCGGCCGGTCGTTCGCCCAGGCGGAGAGCCGCTGGACCCAGTAGGGCGGCGGCGGTGGCGGTGCGTTCATGCGCTTCCACCAGCGCCGGAGGGCCCACCACCAGTTGACTACGTCCACCATCGCCGACCAGCTCCCCCACAGGCATCCGATCCTTAAGTCTGCCTTTGCCGGGTTCGGGGTGTCCATCCTCATCTATCCAGATCGAGAGTCACTCAGAGGAAGCCCTATAGCCAACCAGCCCCGGGACGCCAAAGCATGGGGACCCGGGGCCGATTGCTGTCTGAGTGGCTACCCGCCAGGCACCACTAGTGCAGCTCCGCGTTAGTTTCTGACATATGTTGGGTCCTCAGTGACGCAGCATGAGGAGCCGCCGTGTGCCGACCGTGCCGCCCCTGACGATCACCGGTGAGGAACGCGCCGAGCTGCAACGCCGGATCCGTGCCCACACCACCCCGCAGCGGGCCGCCAAACGGGCCAGGGTCGTGCTGCTGGCCGCCGACGGCCTTCCCAACCGCCAGATCGCCCCCATGGTCGGCATGAACGAGCACACCGTCGCGCAGTGGCGCCGTCGCTTCGAGAGCGAGCGCCTGGCTGGCCTCCAGGACCGCCGGCGGCCGGGCCGCCCCTTGGTCTACGACCACGACCAACGACTGCGGCTGGTCGCCACCGTGACCCAGCAGCCGCCCGACCCGGCCAGCCACTGGAGCCACTCGCAGCTGGCCAAGGAACTGGCGGACATGGGAATCTCCGCCTCCCAGATCGGCCGGATCCTGGCCGACCTGGACATCAAGCCGCACCGGGTGCGCAGCTGGATCACCCGCCCCGAGGACCCCAGCTTCTGGGAGCGGGCGGCCGACATCTGTGGGCTGTATCTGGTCCCACCGACCAATGCCCTGGTGCTCAGCGTGGACGAGAAGACCGGCATGCCCGCGCGCAGCCGGACTCGGCCCACCACCGGACCGGCGCGGGGTCGACCGGCCCGCCAAGAGCACGAGTACGTGCGCCACGGCACCGCCATCTTGCTGGCCGCCCTGGATGTCCACGGCGGCGGGATCTTCACCGCCACCGACCTGGACCGCAACACCGCGGCCAACTTCATCGCCTTCCTCGACGACCTGGATGCCAAGGTCCCTGCCGAGTTGGAGGTGCATCTGGTGCTGGACAACGGCTCCTCACACATCGCCCGCGACACCCGCTGGTGGTTTGTGGACCATCCACGCTTTCACCCGCACTACACCCCCAGCCATGCCTCCTGGCTGAACCAGGTGGAGTTGTTCTTCTCGATCCTGGCCCGCCGGCTGCTCAAGCGCGGCGAGTTCACCTCCGTGGAGGACCTGGTGGCCAAGGTGATGGCGTTCATCACCGACTACAACCGCACCGCCACGCCGTTCCGCTGGACCTACGACGGCCGGCCCCTCAAGGCCAGCTGATATGCCAACAACTAACGCGGAGCTGCACTAGGGTGTGGTGGAGCGGCTGGCTAGGTGCAGCGTGCTCCGATTAGCCGAGTGAGGGGGTGTCGAGACCCCTGCTGAGCAGGGCGTTCGTGTTGGTTGTGGAGCTGCGGGGACTCGAACCCCGGACCTGCTGCTTGCAAAGCAGCCGCTCTACCACCTGAGCTACAGCCCCATAGAAAATGGCCTCTGAGCTGCGATGATTCTCGTTGACCACCTTCGCGGGAGTCTAGCACAGCGATCCAACAGCAGATAAGTGCGTGATACGCTTGGCCGGTATGGCAGCCCCCAGCGTAGACCTCCCGGCCTCCTTCGAGCGCCACCTGCGCGCCGAGAACAAGGCCGTCCGCACCCTCGAGACCTACTTGGAGGCCGTCCTGCAGCTGGAGGCCTTCCTGGCCGCCGACGGCCTCGACCTGGCCGCCGCGACCCGCGACGACATTGAGGCCTACCTGGCGGGGCTGCTGGCCCGCTGGAAGCCCGCCACCGCCGCCAACCGCTACCGCGCCCTGCGGGTCTTCTACGCCTGGCTGGAGGAGGAGGGCGAGGTCCCGACCGACCCGATGGCCAAGATGAAGCCGCCCCGGGTGCCCGAGCAGCCCGCCCCGGTGCTCACCGAGGACCTGCTGCGGCGGCTGCTGGCCGCCTGCGCCGGCCGCGACTTCGAGGCCCGCCGTGACCGTGCGCTGATCCTGCTGCTGCTGGACACCGGCGGCCGGCTGGCCGAGGTCGCCGGCATGCGCCTGGGCGACCTCAACTTCGAGTACGACGTGGTCATCGTCACCGGCAAGGGCGGCCGCGACCGTGCCCTGCCGTTCGGCAACAAGACCGGCAAGGCGCTCGACCAGTACTTGCGTGCCCGCGCCCGCCACCCGCACCACGAGCTGGGGTGGTTCTGGATCGGCCGCAAGGGCCGCGTGACCGACTCGGGCATCGCCCAGCTGCTGCGCCGCCGGGGCCGCCAGGCCGGCGTCGAGCACCTGCACGCCCACCTGTTCCGCCACACCTTCGCCCACCTGTGGCTGCGCCAGGGCGGCGGCGAGACCGACCTGATGCGCCTGGCGGGCTGGAGGTCCCGGGCGATGCTGCAACGCTACGGCGCCTCGGTGGCCGACGCACGCGCCCGAGAGGCTCACCGCCGTCTGTCTCCCGCCGACCTTCTCTGAGCCTGGATCCACCGATCCGCGAATGTGGTCGCTGGTTTCCTGACGCGGTCGGGTCACGGAGTGCGGATGCTCGCGAAGGAGTGACGGCGGGCCGAAGGATCTGGCAGCTGAAGGTGACTGCTAGTCGTTGCGCGGCTTGGTGGGTTGGTCCCCGGCCGTGGCGGGCAGGCCGGAGCCGTCGAGGTGTGGCCGACGAACCAAGCGGTGGTGTGGGCGTGCGGTCAGGTCGGGTAGGGGATGCAGCGCAGCCGCGCCAGCGCCATGGTGAACGAGTGGGCCCACGGCCAGCCGGCGGGTAGGTGCAGCCTCCACCGTCGCGC